AAAGATTTCATAATGCCTAAGAGCTGTAAAAGGCTCTTTTTTAATTTTACTAGCTAGGTGGTGAGGTGACAATGAGTGAAAAAGAAATAATAAGAAAAGCTTATGAAGCAGGAGAAGGTACATTTAAAACCTTAGCTGTAAGCTATGGAGCTAGTGATGGAACTATTAAGAGTTGGGCTGGTCGAGATAGAGATAAAGGTCAACCTTGGAAAAAACCAAAGAACAAAAAGGTTGCAGAAAAGGTTGCAGAAAAGGTTGCAGAAAAGGTTGCAGAAAAGGTTGCAACAATAGAAAAGGTTGAGGTAAAAAATCTAGCTTTAAAAGATAATGAAAAAATAGTAACTGAACTTACTGAAAAACAAAGGTTCTTTGTAGCTGAATATTTAAAAGACTTTAATGCAACAAGAGCTGCAATAACAGTTGGATATAGTAAAAATTCAGCATCAGAACAAGGATATCAAATGCTTCACAAAACTTCAATTCAACAAGAAATTAAAAAACAGACCGAAGCACTGTTTGATAATCTAGGATTAACACCACAAAGAATTATTATGGAGTATCTAAAAATTGCAGGTTCTGATATAACTGATTATCTTTCTTTTGGAAAAAAGGAAGTAAAAGTTATGGGTGCTTTCGGTCCAGTATTAGATAAAAAAGGTAACCCAGTAATGAAAACCATCAGTTATGTAGACTTCAAGGAAAGTTCAGAGGTGGATACTACATTGATCAGTGAAGTTAAACAAGGCAAAGATGGGGTGTCAATAAAGTTGTATGACAAAATGAAAGCACTTGATATGTTAGCCAAGTATATGAACCTGATAACAGATGGTGTTAATATAAAAGTTCAGCAAAACAATGTCATTATGAATATGAGTGAAGATGAAATAAAGAATAGAATAGGTAAGTTGTTAGGATAAAATGATGATTGGTATTGATAATAAATGATAATCCACTTTCGCTAAAACAGCATTTAGCGAAACTGATATAACATTGGTGCTATAACTAGGTTACAACATTAACATTATATTTAATTTGTATTTATATATGCTATTAGTTTATTTGAAGTTGTGCATTATACTAAACAAACAGTTTGCAAGGATATAAACATATAACGATAGATATGACATTGATTAGGATTGGTTACAATAATTAGAATCATGGTATTAATAAGATATGAACCATGAGGTTAATTTAGATATGAACCATGAAGTTAATTAGAGATGTACCACGAAGTTAAAAGAATGTCTAAGGATTGATATTAACATTGCAATGATATAAGCATCAAGATATTAATCAAAGTTAAAACAATGGAACAATGATTAGGATTGATTTAACCTAACATCATTATTTAGATATATTAAGTATAGTTTTTATGTAGAGTACATTGTATAACAATGGCAAACTACTACTAGAGTAACATGATAACGAGGGTATAAGTTATATTACATGACATAAACATAACTTAACCTTATTCATTTGAGACACACTCAAGTGATTGTGGTAGTGAGGTGAAGCATTTTTAGCCAAAAACGGTTCTCGGACATTGAATTCCAGTTATATAACCTCTCTCAGAAATTTTGAAATTTTTTAGGTTAAAGAGGTTTATGTAAAATGTTACCATTTAAAAATTTTGAAATTTTTTTAGACTAAAGAGGTTTACTGTAAAATATTAGGAGGTACACAAATGATAAATTTAGGATTAGCAAGTAATTATGCGATATTAGCAAAAGCCGGAATAACAAATGTACCTGATTCCATAATCACTGGTAATATGGGTGTATCTCCTATTGCTTCAACAGCAATTACTGGATTCTCCTTGACAGCATGTAATCAGTTTTCTACTTCTAAACAGGTTGATGGAAAAGTTTATGCATCTAATTTTCAAAATCCTACTCCTAGTAACTTGACTACAGCAATAAGTAATATGGAAACTGCATATACAGATGCTGCTGGAAGAACACCAGGGCACACTGAAATGTATACTGGGAATCTTAGTGGTAAAACATTAATGGCAGGAGTTTATAAATGGAGCACTGGAATTTTAATAGTAAAGGATCTTACTTTAAAAGGTGATGTGAATGATGTATTTATATTTCAAATTGCTAAAGGAATAAACCTTGCTACAAATACTAAGATTATTTTAACGGGTGGATTGCAGGCAAAGAATATATTTTGGCAGGTATGTGAAACGGTTGCTCTTGGAACAGGATCACATTTTGAAGGAACCATATTGGCTAAGACAAATATCACTTTAGGTGCAAATGCTTCCGTCAATGGAAAACTTTTAAGTCAAACTGCAGTAACTTTGATTAAAAATACAATAATTGCAAAATAACAAAAAACAGTGGTCGAGAAATGGACTCAGAAGGACTTTAATATATAAAGACATAGAATAAGACCTAGGCATTATAATATAGCTTAGAACTCAACATATGATAGGACAAGCAGAGGAGGTGATTGAGTATGAATTATAGTGAGAAAAAAGAAATTACGATGCTTTTAAGAGAGTTAGAAATAAGAAATGCTAAAAAATCATTTTGGTTATTCTGTAAATGTATGGCCCCCGATTTTTATTTAGATAATAGGTATCACTTAAAACTATTATGTGATGATTTGCAGAAACTATATGAAGGTAAGTTATTAAAACCTGATGGAACACCTTTTAAGAAGTTTATGCTCAATATGCCTCCTCAACATGGTAAGAGTAGAACTCTTGTAAACTTCTGTGATTGGGTATTTGGTCAAAACTTAAATGAAAAAATAATCACCTGTAGTTATAATGATTTAACTGCAAGTGATTTTTCGCGTTATACAAGAGATGGGATAATGCAAAGAAAGAATAATGAAGAGGATATAGATTATTCTGATATATTTCCACTAACTAAAATCAAAGATGGTAATGCAGGGTTTGAAAAATGGGCATTAGAAGGACAACATTTTAGTTATCTTGGTGCTGGTGTTGGAGGTTCCATTACTTCAAAAGGTGGAAGTATACTAATTGTTGATGATCCAATAAAAGATGCAGAAACTGCATTTAATGAGGGTGCATTAGATAAGATTTGGAGATGGTATACTTCTACCTTCCTATCCAGAGTCAGTGCACCAAGTGGTGAGCCTATAGAAATTGTCAATATGACAATATGGTCCAAGAATGATATTTGCGGAAGGATACTTACAGGACCTGAGGCAGATGATTGGTATACTATATTGTTTGAAGCTTATAACGAGGTAACAGATAAAATGTTATGCCCTGAACTTTTAAGCTACAAAAGATACTGTTCTCAAAGAACCAATATGGATGATGCAATATTTAGAGCAAATTATCATCAAGAGCCTGTAGATATACAAGGTAGATTATATCAGGACCTTAAAGAATATAATGATTTTCCTAAAGATGATAAAGGAAATATATTATTTGAAAGTCTTATTAGTTATACAGATACTGCAGATACTGGAGCAGATAACTTATGCTCCATCGTTGGTGGTGTTTATAAAGGTGAAATATGGGTACTTGACATTTATTACACCAATGAAGCAATGGAAGTAACGGAACCCGGAACAGCAGATTTTCTTGTTGGTAATTTAATCGGAGGCCATTCGATAAAAGCAAAGATAGAAAGTAATAATGGTGGCAGAGGATTTGCAAGAAATGTTGATAAACTCATATGGGACAGGCATAAGACAAGGAAAGTTAATGTTGAGTGGTTTCATCAATCAGAAAATAAGGTTGCAAGAATACTTACAAATGCCAGTTATATAACAAATCATATGTTTTTCCCTAAAGGCTGGAGCTATAAATACTCTGAAGCATATAAACATGTAGCATCTTACCAAAAGGTAGGTAAAAATAAACATGATGATATTGAGGATGTTTTAACTGGACTTGCAGAAATGGTCAACTCAGGTGCAACAGGTTGGATGGATTTTCTAAAAGATGCTCAGGAAGAAATCGGCAAACGTGAAGAAATTCGCAACAACGTTATACCATTTACAAGAAGTGGTTAAAAGAGAGGATGGATAAAATGGTAATTAATATATTAATTACAATATCATTAATAATAATAATTATTTATTTAACTTATATACATTTCTTTGAAGATAAGGGGAAGAAGGTACATTCATATCATATCAAAGTAAGTTTAAATAATGGTTCA